GCGGGATATTTATACCGACTCAGCTACTAATACGGCTGAGCCAACCCGAGCTTGATGCTGACGGCATCGGGACGTCCATAACGTTCCAGATGTCCTTCTTCAAGGGGCTCGAAAGCACCGTTCAGAAAGAATTTCTGGAGAGCGCCAATATCGTCCAGCGGTGAAGCTGGCGACTTGGCAACCTTTATCCATCCCTTAACCAAAGGGACTTGAAGGTCCTTGTGAACTGCCTCAGCCATTGGCTGAAAGCAACTCGCGCGGCCCAGAATCTGTGACGAGTCTTCGACAATCGGAAAATGACGTAGGATTTTCACACCTACGTTATCGTCGAAGAAACCCGCGGTACGCCAATAACCAGCTAAATAAAACTGGTTCCTGGTCTCCACGGCAGAAATCACAGAAGCTACGTTACTCAGTGCTGAAGGAAACTCCTTACGGAGCTTCACTGGTGTCACATCGACACCTTTGAAGTAATCCTTCCCGCATGACTCTCTGAAATTTCCATTCCAGAAGGACTTACGGAAATTCACTTTCATGCCATAGGCAGCTAGTGAATCAAGCACTGAATGCACATAGTCTGACGGGACAACAATATCGTCACCGTAGACGCGCACCTTACCCTTCAATGAGAAAATCTCACTGTCGGTTAAGCGGCGGCTATGCTGACTCTGAATCCCAACAAAGACGGCGGTCAAAAAGACCATCGCCTCGACGGGGAAACAGAGGGCAGAACCCATAGACGCAAACTTCGACAACGTAACAACGTCGCCGAAGACGTCTGCTTTAAGACTTCTACAAGCCTGAATACCTTCTGCCAAGTCGGTATAAGGCCTAAAGAAATCTTGAACAAGCAGGTTCGAAACCCTATCGGAAGCATCTGAGAGATCAATCGTAGCTAAGCTACAATTCTCAGAGCCCACCTTAGCCATGTGCTGGTTAGGCACTTGGTCAAGGAAACCAAGAAAACCAGAACAAAAACTTCTGGGATCTTCAAGGTACCGAACTAGATTTTTCGCGACAGCCTGCTGCATGAACTGCATGCAGGTTGGTTCTATCGCAATGATTCTAGGGGATTTCGGCGTTTTAGGAACAAGAGTAACCCTAACGGGTCGCTCTTCTCCGGGTTCGAGGAAGTTGACGGTGTCAAGCACCTCATGGTGCCTGGCATTGGGCAGGACGTAATCCATAAATGGAAACACCCTTTCCAACCTCGTGGTCCACTCCCGAAGGTCATATTTCGCGTTAGCGAATAACCTATCGGCAGTCTTCCCGGGGCCGTGCTTAGGGATTAACCTTGGACGCCATTCGGCGTTTACGGCAATCCTATCAGCCACGTCATCGTTTAGAGGTGATAAAACATCTCCAAACAAGCGGGAGCGCATAGAGAGAAAGGCACTCTTTGTAAAGAGCCCATTCTCTTTGTATGCAAACTCCGCAACTTCCTTCTCACACTGGTAATACCCTTCGATCGCCTTGAGATTGCGTGCATCACTGCACTCTCCTTCAAGTTTGCTAAATAGCAGAGTAATCTGCCGTATAGCAATAATGGCATCGATATCCGGGTCTACCAGTAGCCCACCACTAAAGGCATTAAACACACGCTCAAGTAATCCGCCCAAAAACACGGGTAGATACACACTTTTCTTGCTCCTTCCGAAGCTAGGGAAGTGGTTGTGAGTGACCTGTTGTTCTTCAAGAGCTTGTTCAAAGCTCTTTCCGAACTCAGGCAAGGTTATGGTTAGAAACTCCATACCCTCGTGTTCAAACCTCGTCGCTATTGTTTCCAAATCGCGACTGGTGCTTATGCAGCATCTGCGCTCGACATCGTCGAGCACACACTGCACGAGTAACATAGGGCTTTTCATCTTGACTCCTTTTAATAAGGGCTCAGATCCTTAGTCATATGACGCTGGTGTTTGCCGAATCCATCCTGAATAAAGATGGACTCTCAATTACGATCTGAGTGGGCCTCTTTCGAGGCCCACCCAGCTGTCCAACTACTCTTCTGGTACTATACCCCCTCGGGGGACCAGAGAAACAGAGCAGTTGATGTGATTCCCGACGAGATCCAGAAGATCATGAAGAAACAATTCTTCACTTTCTGGTTCGTCTTTAAGATCTTCATGCCTTGCTATAAGCAAGTGCACGAGATCCTGAAGAATCACGACTCGCGTCCCACAACTTTTGTGAGAAGTGCGTTTGACGTGGCCGTAAGGCCAGTCATCATACCGCCCGCGAGGGCGATACATTCCGCAGCACTGTATCCGAACGACGGTTGACCCACAACGAGATAGGCGTAAGCCTTCGCGTAACGTGAGTTGGCCGGCGTGAATGGATCAGTGACGAGTTTGGATTGATCGATTCTGAAAAGATGCCTGACGACACCTCCGGAAACCACTTGGTGGCTAACGGAGAGGCCAGTCAGAGCATCAGCAGAAGCGAAAGCTCCAGACAGGGCACCGGATGAAATCCGGGGCATTGAGATTGCAGAGCCACCCGTAGGGGTGATACTCTGTGGATCGGCAAGCGCCATGACATTACTCCTGAGTGTTGTATTTGATTGTTATGAAATTATAACAGTCACTACCACTTAAGTCGGCTTATGCCGAGGGCAGCGAGGATGGTCCATTGCTTTTGGCTAAAGCCATTAGGATCAAGACCAAATCCAAAGGGCGTGGCTCGTTGGCGTTGTTTAGTCTCAGCGATAAAACGCTGAGATAGACTGATAGGCGCAGAAGCGTTTTTCAGTCTAACACCATCGAGGGTATACATAGCTTCCCTGTATTGAGAGGCCATAACATACCCATACCACATTACTGAGCCGTCCAACAAAAGGCTTTGTAGACCATTGATTATGGAACCAAGGTCTACGAACCAGTCGGACAGCCAGGTCCACGGCGTTAGGTTCCAGATGAGTTCAGGTGTTAACCTCACTCCCAGCAATTTATTTGCTGCTGCTTCATACGCTGCAAGCTTACTGGCCGAAAGACCAGGGCTTACGTAGTAAGTGAAGCAACCTGAGAACCATACTTGTTGCTTGAAAGTTTCTTCAAGCCGCAAACGCCCCTGATACTGGTCAAAGAAAGCTGACGAAATCGTCGGAGCCGCAGAATGCGACCCTAGATCCGTCAGCGTGACCGTATCAGTTGGATCAAATGAGAACCTACGTCGGATAGCACTACCTCGCGACTTCTCGTATTGTCTTAAGAGCTTTACGCTCTTTTTGACCTCGAGAGCCGCGTTCTTAACATCTGATTCGAGTGGTTTCCACCCGAACTCGACGTTAAGATACTCGCGCCCAGCGGCGCGGAGGATGCTAACCCTCTCTTTAAGAGCAGCTAAACCGGGAATGGACGGAACTCCGTTCACATCCCGTAACTCGCCTAACCCTGTACCCGTTTGGGTAGCTGGGTTAGTCGGATTTACAGCTGCTCTGGCCTTATTGCCATATGCTACAAGTAGCGATTGGTCAATAGGGTCAATAGAGGGCCAAACGGCTTGACTATATGAGTAGGCTTGAAGCCTACCCCGGAAAAGTCGTTCGACAGACGATAAACTAGTGCCACTATGAAGGTTTACATCCATCCCACCATCTACCATATAGTATTTGGTGGTACTGAATGGACCTCCTAAGTTAGCTTTAGTTTTCATCGGGCCAAATTGTGATTCGTAATCATGAATGCTATTCAAGACCGAGCGAAAATACGGATGATTTTCATCAACCGTAACTTGTTTCGAATCTTGAAAAGTAGCATCATAATGAAAGACATTGAACGGTTGTCCAATGCCTATACGAGCACTTTCGGTATTAAAGACGGACTTCTTAGTCCCTCTAGACCGAACCCGACGAATATCGTAAAGTGAAGGATCGGAGCCGTTCCGTATGTTGCGCACAGTACGTGCCCAACTCTGGGACGACTTCTTACCTTCACCGTTCTCGATCATGGACATACCCCTTCTGTTAGCAGATGGAACCCCGTTACCAGTATCCCACCCGGGCCGCTGAATGCGGGATGCATACAAGCCCCTAGGTGGGACTCCGAAAGGGG